CGAAGGGGAAGAAAAGATGATGGGAGGAAGAAAGAAGAGACATGATCACCAAGATGGAGGCGAAGGGGAAGAAAAGATGATGGGAGGAAGAAAGAAGAGGTATGAACACCAAGATGGAGGCGAAGGTGAAGAAAAGACAATGGGGGGAAACCAGCACATGATGAAAGGCGGCGTGGCATGCAGTGATGGATCACCCCCAGACGCAACCACTGGGATGTGCGCTGATGGATCAACGCCAGCCGGCGGACGTCGTCGTCGCAGAAAGAGTAGAAAGGCCCGTAAGAGTCGCAAAAGTCGTAAGGGTAGAAAGAGTAGAAAGCACTAATAACCTACGGTTATTCCTCGAAGTCCTACGCTACTACGTAGCGTTTGCGTACGCGAAGGCGTGCTCACAAATGCGTAGAAAATATGTCGTATAAAAATAAAAATAATATAAATACCATCAGTTATTCATATTATTTACAAAAGATGAATACTTTCACGTACGACGATGCTAATAAGCAAGGCTATAAATTATCCTACGATGGTAAACCTCCACAAAACGACCATATACATGTCGCCTATTCGAATTCGCGAGAGTATCGAACTATATTTAGGAAATTAACCAACCAAACTACGTCTCCGCCAGAAAATCCGTTTGAAATCGACGACGAGACACTCGACGAACAACAATACGACGAGTCCAAAGTCGCTGTATTCATGGATACACTATTCGAAAAAACCGTGTCGTCGTCATTGTTCCAAACCTTATACGATTTAGCCGCCGCGCAAATGATTTCGACCGATAGAGAAATCGGTTTAGCCGTTTTGTGTTCGTACGATTATTTAGCCGCGTTCTACAATTGTTATATCGATTTCATAGAATGTCCAGAAACATTTAGCGAAAATACTCCATCGTATCAAAAAATCAAGGGTATGCTGTAAGAATAATTCTCGTAAGCAAATATATATTCTCTCTCGAAAGATGGCGTCTACACGAAACAGAAACACTCCTGGAAATTATAGCGCCGAACAATCTATTAACCAAACCGCCCATCAATACTATGCGTACGAAACCGCAAACCATTTTGCAGTTCCTGTCGAAACATATTTTCCCGGAAACGGATTAATCGGTATGAAAACGGCCCATCGCAACCTCTCTCAAAACTATAGCGATATCGAATCGTATTTATTCGGTATCGGGTCGACCAATTTGGTTTCGCCCAACTCCGACCCCATCCCGGAAATACATAAGAAAAAATCGCTGAATATCATCGACAAACCCGAGGTCATTTTGCCCGAACAATTGTCCGTTTCAGCAAATCAACGCAATATGTTTTTGAATTAAGCGTTCTCATAATTTACTACGTAGCTCATTCTTCGCTACTACGCAAATACTACACAAATATAGAACTATAAAAATATAAAATATAAAACGATATAAACCCGAACATCTACTATAGAATGAGCACGTGTGGCGCAGTTTGTGAGAACTCTGGAGTTACGAAGTAACGTAAGAGTTTGGTTAGCGCGCGGGTCTTATGTACCTGAGGTCGTGGGTCCTAGTGCATCCGTTTATATAATTTATTGCGGAAATTATATAAAATACTTTTTCATCTACTACTAAGCGTAGACCGATACAAGAATGAGCGAGAGTAAATACATAATGGCTATTATTTCTATACCGATAGAAATAACGGCAAACGGCGACCAAATCACACATACGGATTTGTACAAGGTCGATTTCACAGTAATCGATTATTTACCGCCTCCTACCAAACCATTAGTGGAAATCAATCTCGCGGAATTGTTTTCACAAATCGCAGACAACCCATCCGATGAACTGGCGTTTCGCAATGATGCCGAAGAAACGGTATCGGGTTCTGAAACGTTTAACGATTATCCCAGCGATATGGACGGTTCAGTTTCGGATATAACCGATAATGCCGAATATCCCAATTATGTTTCTGATGTTTCTGATATAGAAAGCGAACCCGAAAATGAAGATTTTGACGACGGGTTCGCTAGTCAAAGTGAAGTCGCGTCATTCCCTGATACGGAAGACAATTGCTCAATAACCTACGAAGATAAATCTTCTCCTACGGCTACGCTTACAGCTTTGCTGAGTATTCATCGAACACCTACCCTCGTTCCTCGGTCATTGCTTCGCGAAGGCGTTCTAGCAAATACATTTTATGAAAGGCCTGAACAAGATCAAGAAAACGAAACAGAAAACGAAATCGCAAAATACCGAACTTTCCCAAAATCCAAAACAATACGTCGTACACATCTGATAAATAATCGAACCCGGTTTAGTCGCCGAACAAATAATCGAATTATCCATATTCCGCGACATATTATTCGCGCGTTGAATTTGTAGCACTTTATGAAAATTTCACAACAATATTCACCATTTCTTTCTTGATACATTTACACGCAGAAATCGAGAGTTCTTCTCTTTTTTTTCGGGTAATATTATCGCGAAACATTTGACTAGTAGTCTCGGCCGTTTTTCCGCTGGTACGTTTTAGAGACGAACTGTTTCGATTATTCATATCGGTTTCAATGTCGCTATAATTGTCGCAAATGTAATCCACGATACGGTTCTCGATAGCCCATTTGAAGAAATTCAATTGTCCAATGGTCGTTTCCATGTATTTTTCGGTATCGTAAGGTATTTGGATGCGTTCCCATCTGCAAAACGGGTCGAACCGTTTTTTGCTGTACGCTTTCAGTTTGAGTTTGTAGTCGTTGTACACTTTGAACCGAACCGTTTCTGTAGTATCGGGCAATGGGAGTTCATATACGGTATAATACTTTTTCGCATAGTTTGTGACGAACCAATCAACGATACGCAAAGATATTTTCGATTCGCCGTTGATAATGTACATCATTTTATGTAAATGGTCTCGGTTCTCGTAAAATTCGAGTAGGTTTCGTAGAAGTAAATCGTTTTGTGTGTTTTGTTTTACATATACGGAAGAAGTAGTCGCCATTTGTATGTTTGATTTGATTTTGTGTATGTCTGGTATTATATGGTTGTGATTGTGTTTAAATATGTTTTTTGCGAAATGAATTATGTATTTTTTATTATTTATGGAGTTAGGAACGAACGTAATAACCTACGTAGCGAAGAATGAGCTGATACGTAAATACTACAACACCAGAGTTCTGTAGTATTTACGTATTATCTACGCAAAAGCAGGAGAAGAAGATTTATATTCACATGGTATTCTTCATAAATCAGTTATATTTTATTATAATTATATAAGTAAATTGATTTGTTTTATAATTACAAGAATGCCTCTACATACTATTACGCCAAATACAAATGTTGATCCGCATCTGCTATCAAACCCTCGTAACAAAACACTATCAAAAATCATCCGACAACATAAACTTGCACGATTATCAGCAGACCCAAAATACCAAGAATTATTAAACATCGACCACCCCAATAATAAAATAGCCATACCCGATGATTACTACAGTGAAAACTACGACGTAACATATGATTGGCCATCTATCGTAAAAAAAGAACAAAAACAAATATCAAAAACGTATACACTTACACTTGACGATTTAACATTACTCATAAAGCAAAACCCTAAACATAATGAACAGTCACCAACGAAGATTAGTATTGATGAGCTACAATTTCAAGAGTTGCTATTTATAACAACAGACAATGATAAAACCATGTGTTTAACCCCTCATGGTCTATATTTATATAGCATATATCACCTTTTAATGGTACAATTATTAAACTCACCCAACGTAAAACAGGATTTTATAGAAAAATCGGTTATGGGTACCATTATAAAATTGTCGCAGGAATTTAGTAGTAATAATCCGACCCTCCCATATATACCAGACCACCTAAAAAAAATATCGTCAAACAACAACGGACCAGAAAACCAAGGCGGAAAAAACACTACGTCTAACAGCAAATATTCAAGAGAACAAAGATCATCCTACGAAGATAAATCTTCGCCGAAACATTCTCGAGTACCTATGTTGCTTCGTAAGTTTGCGAAACAAGGTAAATTGGGTTCAAGGAAACTACGGCTAACATCGAATACAAAAAATAGTATACTTACACGTAAAAAACAGAAACGAATATTGGGCGGTAATTCTTTAGGAGATTTCTTGGGACATTTATCGAATGCAGGGTTTCGATTGTTTATGCGCACTTTAACGTGTAGTACAATCCGAGTTATGAATATTGAAGAAGGTCAAAATACTACCAGACAAGATAGCAGTACTGCACCATTCACGCCGATTATACCACACACACTATATCGTAATAGAGGGATAGCACCAGAAGTTGTTCAAGAAGTTGGTCGACAAATAAATCCCGGCGCACCTAGATCCAATCAAGTAGTACCAGACACCAACAACACAGCATCACCGGACCAAGGAGCATTGGTTCCAGAAACACCGGAAACAAAGAATGATGCCGATGAAAAACCCAATGATAATAGTATACCAGTAGCAATAGCCGAATTTGTCGAACCCACAATTGGGTTCTATGTTTCGACCAATAATGATAATGCGGAAAATAATGTAAATGCTGTTGCTATCGCTGTAAACGGGATCAATCCCCAAACAGATACCAGTAAAGGGTTAACTTTTGCTGTAAATATTCAACGTATGAAAAATACAATAGAAATATATTCTCACATATATAAGAAGTTATTTGAGTTTTATAAAGATAAATATACCGTCGCAAATACAGAAACCATACAAAAAAAAGAAGATACAGAATACTTATTAGGGTACCTAAGAAAAAAAATAGTAATATTAACTAAGTTTTATACTGAAAAACTACAACATCTCATAATTGGTCACGACGGCGAACTGGTTACACCATCTCCCGGCACAACTCCGCAGCCCACCTCCTCCCGCAGCGTAGATATATTAAAAATATTTTCTAGAATAGTCAGTACAGTAAACGAACTAATTATAATTTTAGAGTTATCAAGCGATGATTATATAACACTTACTGCTAGTGTTGCTACGGCGGTTAGCATATAATAGGGTAATTTATACTACGTTCGTTCCTCAATTTTGCTTCGCGAAGGCGGTCTCGCAATAACCTACGAAGATAAATCTTCTACGGTTATTCCTCGAACACCTACCCTTGTTCCTCGGTTCGGCGTTCTCGCAAATTCCATCCGGTGTATGACTTCAAATCATATAGATTACAAATCTATATGAGTATAATATTTGTGTGAGAACTCTGGAGTTACGAAGTAACGTAAGAGTTCGAGGAATACTCAGCGTAGCTGTAAAAAGAAGATTTATCTTCGTCTGACGGCTTCGCTAAGGCGTTCTCACAATGTATATGCGTTTGTGAGAACGCCGGAGTTCGGAACGAACGTAGGTGTTCGAGGAATAACCGTAGAAGATTTATCTTCGTAGGTTATTAATTGGAGTATGCGACACCGGCCATACCACTCATAACTCTCAACACGTTGTAGTTAACGGCGTAGACACGAACCTTGGCGGTAGCAGTTCCAGTAACGGTGGGGGAGGAAAGGACCAATTGGAGGACCGCATTATCAATACGAGAGAAGTTGCAGGTTCCACTGGGTTGGTGCTCTTCGGGTCTGAGGGCGAAAGAGTACACGTTGATACCAGTATCGGGGGCGCGGGTGTGGTGTTGTCCGGGTTGGACAACATCGAAGTAGGAGCCTTCACGCTCAGAGAAACGATCCTGTCCGTTCAACTGCAACTTAGCAGTAACAACTGGGTTCTCTCCCCAGCAATGCATGTCCAAAGCAGTTTCGGCCAAAACGAAGGTTCCTGCGTCAGATACGTAAGAACCAGATTCACCTCCAGTGGTGCCGGCATTCCAATGCTGTCCATCCCACAATGCGGCGGCATTTCCATTAACAAGAGTATCGTTAATAGCAGTTGAAGTAGAGGTAACAAAACTGTTATCCAATGCTCCAGCCATTTGGAAAAGACCATCACTAGTAATAAAGGCATCAGTTCCGTTGGTAGCATTGTTTCCACCGAATGCATGGATAGCATTGGGCAAAGCATCAATGGCGTCGGTGTAGTTGAATGGTTGGGCACCAAGGGTCTTGAAGAGGGTACTTCCAGCATCCAATGAGGTACAGTAGTCAACGTTAGCATCAGGTTGAACAACCCAGATGAGTTCCTTGCATGGGTGGTTGAAGTTGAGCTTGATCTTGTTGGAAGATGATCCGACTGATTCATCTCCAGTGAACTGAAGCTGTTCAATCAAATACTCGTGGGGGTTCTGGGCGAACTTTCTTCGTTCATCGGTATCCAAGAAGATATAGTCAATGTACAAAGATGCTGCAACAAGTGATTGTTGGTAAGCGGTGGAAACGGATTGAGATCCAGTTCCAGACAATGACTTAACAGCCCAGAGACACTCTCCAATAGGACGGAAATCAATATTGATTTTGACTTCGTGGTATTGAAGGGCGATTAAAGGAAGAGCCAAACCAGGGTTTCGGCAAAACCAGAACATCAATGGGATGTAGAGAGTGGTCTCAGGAAGAGACTTACGGGGGGCGCAAACTTGGGCAGGTCCTCCAGAAGAAGCACATGGGCCGTTCACTTCGGCAAAATCAGGGTCGCAGATGTAAGTCAATTGGGTGGTGTGTCCAATCATCTTGAAGTATCCGCGCTGTTGTTCCGATGAAAGAGTAAGCTGGTTCCAGATGTGCATCCAGTCTCCGTATTGACGGTCAATTCTCTGACCTCCAATCTCAACTTCGACTTGGGCAATGAGCTGTTCTCCTGGGAAATCCAACCAACGAGCATAAACGTGGTTTCCATCTCCGCTAGGCTTCATGTCCTGATTAATCTCAGGAAGAGTTACCTGAAGGTAGGTGCGGTAAGCCAAATCTCCGTTTCTGCTGATGGTGCAGGTAACGCGTCTGCCGAAATCGGCTTGTCCAGAAAA